AGAGACTCAAGATATAGATATTGAAACTGTGGAGGCTGATGCCGCAACACAGGCAAAGTATGGAGTAGTAACAAAAAATATAAATGCTTTTGGCACAACATCAAGGGGACAGGCTCAAAGATTTGGTAAGTGGTTTTTATTTAACGAGCAAAATACTGGAGAAACAATAGCTTTTACAGCTACAATTGACGCTGGAGTTTCGGTCAGATGTGGTGATGTTATTGAAGTTTCTGACTCACTCAAAGCTGGAGTTCGTAGGGGTGGAAAAATAAAAAGTGCAAGCGGCACAACAATCACGATTGATGATTTTGCAAATACAGATATTCCAAATTTAAGCTCAAGTCCTACAATTTCAGTTATGTTGCCAGATAATAGTCTGGAAACAAAAACTATAGTAAACAATGCTGATAATGTTTTAACTATTGAGTCTTCTTTTTCTACTGACCCGAATCCAAATGCTGTATATATTCTTGAAAGCTCTTCTCTTGAGACTACAACATGGAGAGTAGTTAGCGTAAAACAAAATGATGACAATACATTTAATATTACTGGGGTTGCTCATAATACTGGCAAATATGCTTTCGTTGAAGATGACGAACCACTGCCAATAAAAAATATTAATACCATAACTGAAATAAAATCACCACCAACTGGTTTAAGGGCTGAAGATAAAGTTGTAGAAATAAATAAAAGAGCAGTCACAAAAACAATTCTTGACTGGCAAAATGTTTCTGGAGCTAGTAAATATAGGGTTTTTTATAGATTTGAAAATAGCGATTTTATACAAATTGATACTGCGTCAAGTAATTTAGAAATTTTGAATACTAAAGAGGGTCTTTATGAGTTTAGAGTTTTTTCCTTCAACGCTTTAGGTGAGCCATCAGCAACAGCAAGCGTCTTGCTTCATACAGCAAGCGGGTTTTCTGCTCTACCAGAAGATGTCCAGAATCTCACTCTTGAACCTATAAATGATGAACAAGTTAGACTTAGATGGACACAGACCACTTCAATAGATGTAAAGTTCGGAGGACAGGTCTATATACGGCACAGCCCTAGAGTTGATGGATCTGGTACTTTTGCAAATTCAACAGATTTAATTGAAGCTATAAGTGGAATATCAACAGAAGTAACTGTTCCCGCAAAATCTGGAGAGTATGTTTTAAAGTTTCGGGATTTAAAAGGAAATTTCAGTAGTGGTGAAGCAAGCGTCATTCTCTCTGTTCCATCACTTAGAGAAGTTTTGACACTTCCCACCATAAGAGAAGAAACTGCATTTAATGGTACAAAAACCAACGTAAGTGTTTCGTCAAATCAATTAACTTTAACAAATCCAGCCACAAATACATCTGGTTCTTATATTTTTACAAGTGTTTTAGATCTTGGAGCTACTTTTTCTTTAAAAATCAAATCTCATGTAATAAGCACTTCCGCAAATGTTTCAGACCAGTTTGATTCTATTACAGATGTTGATGCAAGAACTACGTTTGACGGAGCAGCGGCTGAAAAAGTAAATGCGGCTTTATTAGTAAGAACAAGCACAGATGCTTCAAGTTATGGATCTTATAACAAATTTCAAAGTGGAACATTTAGATCTAGAGCCTTTGATTTTAAACTTGAAGTTGACACAGAAGATACAAACGAAAATATTTTGGTTCAAGAATTAGGTGTTGATGCTTTTCTTGAATCAAGGACAGAGCAAAGCACTTCAATTATTTCATCAGGGGCGGGATCAAAGACCGTTAATTTTGCAGCCCCATTCTTCACAGGGACTTCCGCTATAGGAGGAAGTACGTCAGCATATCCACCTAGTATCGGTATTACAGCACAGAACATGGCAAGTGGTGACTTTTTTGAAATTACAAGTATCACAGGCAGTAGCTTTGTTGTAACATTTAAGAATAGTTCAAATTCTGCTGTAAGTAGAAACTTCAGCTATTCGGCTGTAGGATATGGTCGTGGAGGCTAATTAAGTAAATGGCAAGAGTATCTTCAACAGGAAAAGAATCATCAAGCAATTTTTCACCTGATAATGGAACAGGGCTTGCAGTACGAACAGCATTAAAAGATATTCTTGAGTCTTTAAGAACTATAAATAGTGCGTCAGGAGATCCCTCTGGCTCTGCAAACTTGGCAGCGTATCAAACTCATATTGATTCTGACACGAATTTATTAAAAATAAGAAATTCTGGAAACTCAGCTTTTATAACTCTTGGAAATGTAAGTCAAACAAATTTTGGACTTTTGCCTTTGACTGGTGGGACTTTAACTGGTGTTTTAGCTTTATCAAATGCTTCAGCTTCCGCTCCCTCAGTTCATTTTGGAGACAGCACAACTGGATTATATAGAAAAGGCAGCAATCAAATTGGATTTACTTTTGCTGGAACAGAAAGAGCCTTTATAGATCAAGATGGTTTGAGTTTGCTAGGAACAAAAGCTGCAAGATTTTTTGATAGTGATGACAGTCACTATGTAGAAATTAAAGCTGGAACTGTGACAGCTAACAGAACTATTACTTTGCCAGATGCTACAGGAACCCTAATGACGACAGCTTCGAGTCTGTTTACTCTTGGCACAACTTCAGTTACATCAGGTGGAACAATACAATCAGTTGCGGGAGTTCACAGCATAACCCCAGCGACAAATAATGCCCATGATTTAGGATCAACGACATTAAGATGGAGAAATATTTTCACTAATGACTTAGATTTATCGAATCAAGGTGGAAAAAATGACGTTGACGGAACTTGGGGTTCGTATAAAATTCAAGAAGGTGAAGAACATCTTTATTTAATTAACAAAAGAAATGGTAAAAAATACAGATTTAATCTTACAGAGGTAAAATAGAGTTATGGCGATTAATCCAGCCCAAAAAGATTTTACAGTTCAACGCAGAGCAGACTTTCCTCTGACACTTACTTTCAAAGATGGCAATGGTGATGCTATTAACCTGACTGGTTACACTGTAGCTGCTCAAGTTTATGACGAAACGAGATCAACCTCTTATGGATCTTTTACTGTTACTTACACAAACAGAACTGCTGGAACTATAGATATAAAGCTTACAGATACGCAAACTGCGGCCTTTTCACCAAATGAATTAAAATATGATGTTTTATTAACAGAACCAGATGGCGACAAATTTTATTATTTAGAGGGTACACTATACATAAGTGAAGGTTATACCGCATGAGCAGTCCTAATTCTGTCACAGTAACTCAGGTATCTGATGTCACCACAGTTGAAATCACAACAGCAGGACCGCAAGGGCCAGCGGGCTTCACTTTTGATGAAACTTCTAAAACAGATGGTTCTGTAATTTACTATGACCAAAGTTCTGCTACATTTAAGGCAGATGCCACCACAACCAAACTCACACTCGTAAATGGGGGAAACTTTTAAGCTATGTCCAACACTATAAGAATAAAGAAAAGAGCCGCAAGTGGTAGTGCTGGTGCTCCCTCTGCTCTTGCTCCCTCTGAAATAGCATTTAATGAAAATGCTAGTGACCAAAAACTTTATTATGGTTTAGGTGATGATGGCTCAGGTGAAGCAACTTCAATTATTGTTATTGGTGGATCTGGTGGGTTTTTTAATAAAACAGATACAAGAACAGCAAATACTATTTTATCTGGCCCTACGACTGGTTCAGCAGCGGCTCCAACATTTAGATCACTTGTTGTCGCAGATATTCCAACGATAACAGCAGCGAAGGTGTCTGATTTTGATACACAAGTTAGAACATCAAGAGTTGACCAATTAGCAAGTGCAACAAATACAGTCTCAGGAGTTACTCCGACTGCTGATGCTCATTTTGCAACTAAAGGATATGTTGATGGTGTAGCACAGGGTCTTGACGTTAAAGACAGTTGTGTTGCAGCAACTACGGCAAACATAACAATATCTACTGCTCTTAATAATGGAGACACTTTAGATGGTGTATCTCTTTCTACAAATGATCGAGTTCTTGTAAAGGATCAATCAACTGCCTCAGAGAATGGTATTTATATTGTTGGATCTTCACCAGCAAGGGCTGATGACTTAGCTGCGGGTGTTGATGCGGCTGGAATGTTCACCTTTATTGAAAAAGGCACTGTCAATGCGGACAATGCTTTTGTCTGCACATCAGACAAGGGATCAGCGGTAGTTGGGACTAATAACCTAGCTTTCACTCAATTTTCTGGGGCGGGTCAAATTACAGCGGGTGATGGTTTAGATAAGTCAGCAAACACTTTATCCGTTGATCTTAAATCAAATGGTGGCTTGGTAATTGAATCAACTGAAATAGCTGTTGACCTTGCTGCAAGTTCGATAACAGGAACTTTAGCCGTTAGTGACGGTGGAACAGGTGCTACGAGTGCCTCTGCTGCAAGGACAGCATTAGGGCTAGTCATAGGAACTAATGTAGAAGCTCACAGCGACAAGTTAACTGAACTGGCAACAATGGCTCAAGCGACTGCGGATGCTATGGCTGATTTGTTAGAGGCTGAAGTTCAAATTCTTGACGGTGCAACGGTAACAACTGCTGAACTCAATATCATGGATGGTGGGACTTCTGCCACATCAACAACTCTTGCCACAGCAGATCGTATGGTTATGAATGATAATGGGACTATGAAACAAGTAGCTTTATCTGATCTGGTCACGTTTCTTGAGGATGGTGCAACTTCTGGTTTTGATGTTAATGGGGGTACATATTAAATTTAATTAAATACTAGGAGGGAAAACAAATGGCGGTCACAATTAAACTAAAAAATGCAAGTGGCAGCGATCCAAGTGCTAGTGATTTAGTTGTCGGAGAAGTAGCGATAAGAACTGATAACGGTAAATTATTCACAAAAAAAGATGATAATTCTGTAGCTGAAATATCAGGAGGTGGTGGTATTGATGATGGAGACAAAGGGGATATAACTGTTAGCAATAGTGGTGCAACTTTTACTATTGATAATGATGCTGTTACTTATGCAAAAATACAAAATGTATCGGCAACAGATAGGCTTTTAGGAAGAGATTCTAGTGGTGCTGGAATTATAGAAGAGATTGCTCCAAGTTCAGTAAGAACAATGCTTGGACTTGCAACATCAGCAACTACTGATACTACAAACGCTGATAACATTGGTTCTGGAACGCTTGCAGCGGCAAGGGTAGCAACACTAAATCAAGATACTTCAGGAACAGCAGCGGTAGCGACTACAGTTACAGTTGCAGATGAATCCTCTGACACTTCTTGCAATGTATTATTTGCGACTGCTGCAACAGGTAATCTTGGGCCAAGATCAGGAACAAATTTAACTTTTAACTCTTCATCAGGTGTTTTAACAGCTACAGGCTTTGCTGGTGCATTAACAGGAAACGTAACTGGTAATGCGTCTGGTTCATCAGGATCTTGTACTGGCAATGCAGCAACAGCAACAGCTTTGGAAACTGCTAGAACTATCGCAGGGGTTAGCTTTGATGGTTCAGCAAACATATCTCTTAACAACAATGCAATAACAAACGGAGCAGGGTATATAACAGCAACTCTTACTAACGAACAAGTCCAAGACATTGTTGGAGGCATGGTCACTGGTAATACTGAGACAGGTATTACTGTTACTTATCAAGACGGAGACGGAACTTTAGATTTTGTCGTAGGAACACTAAACCAAGACACTACAGGCTCTTCAGCATCTTGTACTGGAAACGCTGCTACAGCAACAGCTTTAGCAAATGCTCGAACCATAGCTGGTGTTTCTTTTGATGGAACTGCGAACATTTCGCTGAATAATAATGCAATAACTAATGGGGCTGGTTATATAACTGCAACTTTGACAGAAGAACAGGTTGAAGATTTTGTAGGTGGCATGGTAACTGGAAATACTGAAACAGGGATTACAGTTACATATCAAGACTCTGATGGAACACTAGACTTTGTTGTTGCTTCACAAACTGATAATAATTTTACAGACGCAGATCATAGTAAATTAGATGGCATTGCTGCTGGTGCGACTAATGTCACAAATAATAATCAGTTAACAAATGGTGCTGGTTATATTACCTCTGCCTCTGATAGTACAAAACTTCCTTTATCTGGTGGAGAGCTTACTGGTGATCTTATAACTCATGTTGTTAAACCAGATGGAAATAATACAAGATCTCTTGGCACATCTTCCGCTAGATGGTCTAATATATTTACCAATGACTTACATCTTAGTAACAAAGGTGGTAGTAATAAAGTTGACAACACTTGGGGCGACTTTACAATACAAGAGGGAATCGAGGATCTTTTCTTGATAAACAACAGAAATGGTAAAATGTTTAAATTTATGTTGAAGGAGGTTACTTAATGGCTTTTTTCGGAGAAAACGCTGTCAGAGCTTGGGTTGATTTAAGTCCACAAGTCGGAGTCATTAGAGATGACTTTAATGTTAGTTCAATAACTGATAACGGAACTGGTTTTTTTACAGTTACTTATACAGACAATATGGCAAATGAACTCTACACAACCGTATGTAATGCGTCAGGTGCTTATGGTGCTACTTTAAGCGGAAGTAATTACAACAGAACTGGCGAATCCGCTCCAAAAAGTGTAAGTCAATGCAGTGTTGCTTGTTATGCTCCTAATAATGCAGTATTGGTAGATGTGGCTTATTGTGGAGTTATAATTGTTGGTGATCTTTCTTAAGGTATAAAAAAACTTATGGCAAATTCAGATACTAGATTTGTTTATACAAATGATGATGGAAGCCTTTCTATTGTAATTCCATCAGACAATACAACTGAAACATTAGATCAAATAAAAGCTAAAGCTTGCCCTAGTGATAAGACAGTTTATACTGTTAACAAATCTGCAATTCCTACAGACAGGACTTTCAGAGATGCTTGGACTTATTCGGAGTAAATTATGGGCTTTGGTGTTGATATGGCAAAAGCCAGAGAAATTCACAAAACAAAAATCAGACTTGCTAGAGAAGAAAAGTTGAAAGAACTTGATGTTGAATTTCAAAAAGCATTAGAAACTGGTTCTTCAACTACAGATATTGTTGCGAAAAAGCAAGCATTAAGAGACGCACCAGCCGACTCAGGAATTACAGCAGCTTCAGATTCAGATGCATTGAAAGCTCAATGGAAAACTGATATTTTAGGAACATCACCATATAGCTAAATTATGCAAGCAATTACAGAAAAACAAATTCTTGAATGGAAAGAAGAACTCGGTAAACAAGTTAAAACAAGAGATCACGCAAAAAAAGTGTTTGAAGAATCTATTAATAATATTAACGCTTTACAGGGCGGGATTCAGTTTGGGGAGATGTTATTGAAAAAGAACGAGTTAACAA